GGTTGTCCTACGAATACGCCCCTCAAGACCGTCAGCATTTTTGCTGGCTTTGGCCTTGGAAGCTTGTTCTCCCATTTCCAACAATGTGTCCCATCGGTCCAATAGTTGTTGCACCTTCATTGTGTTCACGCGATACCCTCCATACCATCCATTCCAGTTTTGTACGTGGCATTATTCGTCCACGCTTTGTTCTTGATAGTCGTATCAATTTCGCAACCACATTGCTCAAGCATGGCGTTGGCATTTGCGAGCATGGTACATGCAATAGCGATTTTGTCATTGGGTGCCAGAGCAAGATTGCTGCTCATCATAGCAGCAACACTTACAGTTTCGATTAACTCCAGCATGGTTTCTGGAGGCAGTTCGATCACCTGCTTGAATGTGTTAGGCTCAACTGACAAGGGGATTATCATCACTTTCTTCATCACCGTGTTTCCTAAAGTGTTCTTTTGCCTCGTCCATGCAATCAGAGATTTCTTGCATGTGATCAGCGACTTCGTTTGGGGTGGAGCCAGCGAAGGTCAATTCCCAGAAGATACTGGTGATGAAGCACCATAGGGTAGGTTGGATAGTTAGCTTGAATCCGGTGCGATGGAAATCGCGGTCGGACTCAACGTGTGGGGGGAAGAATCCTACCTCTGGCGAGACACGAATTGGGAGATGTGCGAGATTGTTGACAGGAGTGAACTCGATCGCATATCCGGTATCCTTGGGGCAGTCGTTGCCGCACTCGTGGAAGTCGAGACTTTTGGACGGACAACCGGGGCCTATTCCGTGGAACGACATCAGGTTGGGAAGTTCGGCGATCTTGGGATCATCCCAGTAGTTGTAGCCATCATCCATCAGCGGACAGTTGCTTTTTGGTTGGTCTGTCGGCTTGCCAGTTTGCTTTTCCTTGCGGATATCATAGCTGGCGTGCCAATATAGTTCGAGGTATTCGACATCATCGGTGTCGTCTGGATCACGATCGAGTTGAATCTGATCCCAGAACAGTTTGAATTCCAACATACCCATCGTTGCGAAGATGCCTGGAATCATCTGATCTGCATGATACACCAAGCGAAATAGATCGTATAGCGTAAAGTCTTCGTCAATCTTGGTTACCGTCCATTGTAGATCGGTTGGCAAAAAGTCCCTGTAATATTCCTTTGTCAGATGTATGCCATCGCTGGCTGGATTACTCATAATCTACCCCAAGGTACTTCGCTGTTTTTTGTATAATTGGTTCACTTAGTTCGATACCGATACAATCTAATCCGAGCCGTTTGCATACGATAGCAGTAGTTCCGCTGCCAATAAATGGATCGAGTACACGTCCATTCGGACGACAATGACCACTAACAATGCGATTTACAAGAGTTTCTGGTAATTGAGTTGGTATCCAGTTCCGTCGTTCTTTGAACGTACCGCAAACACGCGGAATCTCCCAAACATTCGGAGGCATTTTGCCCTCCTTGGCCGCTCTCTTGTCATTGTACTTTGCTTGCCGGGCGCTAGGCACCTTGACCTTATCTGGTCGGACATATTCCGAGTTGAGCCAGTACACTGGTCGATAGCACAGTGCATACTTTCCTCTGGTGGTTTGGTCCTGTCCGAAGGTGTAGTACCATTGCAATCTTTGAATCAACGGTATGCCTACCGACACGATGGCGTTTTCAACGGCGCATGTCCATTTCTCGTTGAAGGTGAGGAAAACCGGCCCTTTCGTCAAATCTGCCATCATCCCGAGCCAGAGTCGTAGGTTGTTCTCGTACTCCCATGTTTTTTGCCGATCCTTGAATCCTTCGTATTTGAGGCCGATGCAATCTGGCGGATCAGCTACGATCAGATCGATTCTGCCGAGATTTGCGGCTGGGGTCAACTCGAATCGTCCATGGATCAATTTAATCATTTGTATTGGCTCCAGTTTTTGTGCTTGCTTTTATTTCTTGTGGTGTACCACCGGCATCACGGACGTTTTTGGCTTTGCGGTACGCTGTTGCCGCATCTCGTTCATCATCGAATATACCAAGATACATCAGTTTGCCGCCGCATTTGATTACCGTCTGCCACTTCCTGTGCAAACGATGCCAACTCACTCCTGGATAAGACGACGTAATTTTCTTGCCATCGTGTCGTTTGCGGCGTCCCGTTTGATTGTATTGGTTTTGTCTCTTGGTAACGATTCGGAGATTTGTCATCCTGTTATCCAGACCATTATGATTGATATGATCAACTTCTCTTGGATCACCCTTTTGAAGCCGCAACAACAATCTGTGCATGGCGATTTTTGTTTTTTGTCCGGGTACCCACGCTACTGCATAAATCGTGTTCTTTTGATAATCAGCGTGCCACCGATATGGAGATAATTTTGCCAGTTGGTCTTTATCCACCGTTACCAATAAGTGTCCCCCACCTAGCTGATCCATGCGCAATTTTACGATATCGCCATCAACGACCAAACAGTTTTTTGCTGTTACGACTTTAGTCAAGTTCCACCCGTCGTTTGTCTGAGTGCTTTCGTTGCCTCTTTGGCGGTCTCGGTGGTGGATCGCCGCAAGGACGCCTCATACGCTTGTTTATAGCGTTCCAGGCGTTCTCAAATCCTGGTGGGGTACCCTTGGTGTCATCGGGCAATCCGTGCCTCTCAAAGCCATCACAAGCCTTCTCAGCGAGCTTCTTGGTTTTGTACTCGCCCACCTTGTTCCCCGTTTCGGTATCGATCACAGCCCACTGATGGACATAAGGCAGCGTGTTTTTTCTCACAACGAACCTTGGCATACCCCATTATACGGTCAACTAGGTGGTTTGTTCGAAAAAAAAGAAAAAAAGTTGGAGCGCTTTTCCCAAAATGGACTCTCTATATATACGGAGGGGGGTTTTTATCGGACGTTACATATCGGACGCGATTGTGTATAATTTTCGAGGGTGATAGAAATGAGTGACAAGAAAACACAGATTGATTGCCGTTTGATTACTCGTGGGACAGACAAGGCTAACGCAAAGGCTATCGAGGATTTGAATGTTCCTGATCCAGAACCGGCTGTTGGTGAGCAGGTAATCAAGGATGCGATGGAGGAAGGGTCAGAGGATGACAGTCAGACAGGAAATTCTTGACGAAGCACATCCAATCATCGAACGGTTAGCCACGTCTCGTAGTGCTAACGGTGCGTTTGCATATTACGAGAACAGCGATGTTTACCAAGAGGTGTGGCGGATGTGCTTAGAAGCCCTGGAGAGATATGATCCGCAGATAGGGCCAATCGAGAATTACCTAGTGAGGCATGTCACCAACAGACTTAAAAATCTCAAGAGGGACAACTATTTCCGTCCAGGCTCCGATGCTCCGAGTTCTGGCTTGGCACGCACCAGGATGAACTTGGTGAACGCACTGCCGCTTGGTGGTGGAGATATCGCTGAGCAGGGTGTGCTTCTGGGGTCCACTCCGGTCAATATTGACCCGGTTGATCACCTATTGTGCGATGAAACTTTGGAATACATCCGAGATCGTATGCCGGAAAGCCTAATCGATTCGTTTGAAGATTTGATCGGCAACAACCGCGTTCGCAGTCCTATCGTTGAAGAGATACGACAGAAGGTGGCAGAGATTCTGAGCGAGAGGGAGGAAGATGTCAGAAGCAAAGAATAAGAGATTGTCTTCCAACCCCAAGGCTTTGAAGATTCTTGCCGATTGCGTTAAGCAAGGTCTTAGCGACAAAAAGATTCGACAGCGGTTGGCTCAGGAGTGTGGATACCAATGGACGCTGGACACTATTGGCAGACGCCGCCGTGCTATGGGTGTGACCAAGAATGCTGGCCAGCCAGTTGGTGTTGAAGCTTTGGATGGTCCAATCCTTACCATACCGCCCCCTGGACTATCGGATGGAGAAAAGGCCCGCTGGTTCAGAGATCAGTTCAAAAAGACCCATCTCTACAAAACAATCCAGAGACAATTCGAAACAGAAGAAGTGGAGATGTACCTAGAGGATTTTGGTTTACTGTGCTGTCAATTCGAGGACATCGTTATCAGTGAGTTTATGCAGGTGGACGATTTCCTGAAGCACAGAATTCTTGTTGATAGACAATTGATCCTCAGCCGTTCCCTACAGAGAGAAATCGCAGACTTACAAATGTGGTTTGTGGCGAATCCAAAGCCAGAGGATGAAGATAAAGAGGCTACCAAGTTTCGCATTTTACAACAGAGACAACTCGATGATAAGCATCGATATCTCAAAGGTGTCAATGATCGCTATGATGCTTTGGTTAAAGAGCGGCAGAAAATCTACAGCAGTTTGGCTGCAACTCGTAAGGATCGTATTGATGAACTCAAGGGGGGTAAGGAAACCTTCTTGGAATTGGTCGGTAGGCTGCAACACTCGCAGGACGAAAGAGACAGGCAGGGGAGATTCGCCGAATTGACCAGATTGTCTGCTGAAGACGTGAAGAATGAATTTCGTCAGCCGGTTGAATTCCCTGATGGCAGTGTCGAGCCAATCATCATGGATGCGGATACGGACTTTGGGGAGGACGATGATGAATAAGTGTGCTTTGTGTATACCACGTCCAGGTGGAACATCAAGGATGATCCAGAACGGCTATGTCGATGCGCTACGACATTTCGGCTGGAAGGTGTATGTGGGAGACCCTAAGACCAAGTTGGGTTGCCGTAAGCTCATCGAAGAATATGGCGTGCGGTTGATACTGACTCATTCTAGGTACGGGATTCGGCAGTTACCAGTAGATGTAATCAACGCCAACAAGGTCGTGGTATTTGTTGAAGCACTTCCGCTTAATGACGACGACTTAGGAATTGATGGTCCATACGAGGTGGCCCATCAAAACGAACCAGATGTAGTTAAGTCCATCGAATCAGCTACGGTCCACACTAGGATTGAGCCCCACTTGTGGGCAAATTATATGTCTGTCTGGGGAGAAAACAATGTTGATCTTATGTTTCTCCCAGCGGCGGGAAACATGATTCGTGCGATGCCACCGACTTGCACAATCTTGACAGATGTTGCAATGGTCGCCAATTTTGTCCACAGACAGGGTATTATGCGACAGTTGATCGAGCCACTTTTCAAGAGGTTGGATTTGCTGGGACATTCATACCAAGCTTTTGGCGATGACATCTGGGCAAGAGCCGGTCTCAACTACAATGGTCCGCTTGATGATGACCAAAACCGATTGGCGCATGTATACGCGACCGCCCGCGTGTGCCCGAATGTGCATACCGAACAACAGGTCGGCCTCCAGGCGTGTGTCAACGAAAGGTCGTTCATGATGATATCCAGATATCTAGGATCACACTGTGCGGTATCTACCAGCGTAACCGACTTTATGAATAAGGTTATCGGGCTGGTGGAAGACCAGCCACAGCGATTTGAGAAAATTCGTGCCAGTGTAGAGCATGTTGCCAACAATCACACATATTTCAATCGGTTGGTTGATCTGTTTCAGGTGGCTGGATTGCATGATTTGGCTACCGATATGATAGAGCAAGGACAAAGAGCAGCAGTCAGGCATTGTTGGGAAATCGATGCTGGGAAATCGATGCCAGACTGAGTGCTGAGGAAAGGGGAGTACCTTATGAGTCGAACGTCGTCGGAGCAGCGTAATCTTGGTAGGCGTATCGCTGGTGTCACGATGCCTATTACCCGCAGACGTATGAGGTGGGGTCGTAACTGGCCGTGTTTGTGTGGAAGTGGAAAAAAGTACAAGGCGTGTTGCCTCAACGAGATCGAGGCCATTACGGCATCGGACGGCAACGCCAATGTTACCAAGCTACCAGAGGATATTCAGAAGATGATTGACGCTCATCGTGAAGCGCAGCAGAATGGAGGAAAGAAAAACAATGAATAAGACAGCACTGATCACCGGGACAACGGGGCAAGATGGCAGTTATCTTGCCGAACTACTACTGGACAAAGGCTATACAGTCCATGGGCTTATCCGACGATCTTCGGTTGACACCACAGAGCGTATCGCTCACTTTCAGCATCATCCACATTTCGAATTGATAGAGGGCGATATTACCGACGCGGCATGTATGCATCGGCTGATTTCCGGTATCCAGCCGGATGAAGTGTACAACTTGGCTGCCATGAGCCATGTTGGCGTATCATTTGATCAGCCCATCACCACCTGCCAGATCGACGCGATGGGGCCTCTGCACATGCTGGAGGCTATTCGCCAGTCGTCCCCAAAAACCAAGTTCTATCAAGCGAGCACATCGGAGTTGTTCGGCGACACTCCACTTGCGCCACAGAACGAAGATTCTCCCATGACACCAAATTCACCATACGCAGCGGCCAAGCTTTATGCGCATCAGTTGGTTGGCCTTTATCGTCGGGCTTACAACATTTTCGCCTGTGCAGGTATTTTGTTCAATCATGAATCTGAGCGTCGTGGGGAGGCGTTCGTCACTCGTAAGATCACTAAGTACGTGGCCATGCTTCAGAGTTGGATGGATAGCAACGACGGTTTTCCCAAAAGGGATGTCGATGTTCGTCCGCTGGCGCTTGGCAACATTGAGGCGAAGCGGGATTGGTCCCACGCCGAGGATATGGTTCGTGGCATGTGGCTAATGATGCAACACTCTCAGCCGGATGACTACGTACTTGGGTCCGGCGAAACACATACGGTCAAGGAATTCCTGCAACTAGCTTTTGGTTCCATCGGTCTTGACTACAACGATTATGTAGTCATTGATCCTAAGTTTTATCGTCCTGTGGATGTCAATCTGCTCCATGCCGACCCAAGCAAGGCCGCTAAGGTGCTTGGATGGCAACCTACTATTTGCTTCGGCGAGTTAATTGACCGAATGGTCCAGAGTGATTACAGAGCGGAGATCGAATGTCGCGTCTAGTCTTGCCAACTTACACAGTGATCAGAGATACCCGCGAACAGGAGGGGTACGGGTGGTTCTTTAATGCGCATGTGCCAGACCGTCGTCCCCCGAGATGCGAGGGGACGATTGTGGATACGGTAGAGACGGGCGACTACAGCCTAGTTGGATACACCGACATTCTGGCTATTGAGCGTAAATTCGCTTTTTCAGAACTGTGGGGCAACTACAGTGCCAAGAGACGACCGCAGTTCGAAGAAGAGATGGAGCGGATGTCCAACATTAAGCACGCTTACGTTATCATTGAATCATCTATGACGCCGGATATACTTGAGTTATCACCGCCACAATTTTCCAAGGGTGTGCCGGGCAAGTCGCTGGTCAGGTGGTTGATGTATCTGTCAGCTAAGTATGGGGTGAATATCATACCGGCAGGGCAGTGTGGTCGCAAGATAGCTCAGATGATTTTCGAAGAAGTGGTCAGAGTGGAGAAAGATCGCTGGGTTCACCAGGAACCAAAGAAGAAGTCAGGAGAGGATTGCCTTGGGTGCTAAAGTCACATTAGATGATCTGCTTCATGGAGATCAGGGAAGATACGGATACCTGTTCCCATATCGTGATCGTGTGCCCAACGTGCGCAAACACATCTTTACCGATCTGAAGCAATCCAAAGACCCGCTCGACCAAGTTGTAGTCAGTCGGATGCTCGACATCAACTACATAGGCTGGACAGCAAAGATAGTCCTTGGGCTGGACCTATTTCCCATTCAGATCGCCACTCTCCAGATGATGTGGAATACTCCGTTCCCGATGTTGATTGCGTGCCGTGGTGGTAGTAAGTCATTCATGCTGGCGGTTTATGCTGTACTCAGAGCCCTGCTAGACCCTGGAACTAAGATTGTGATTGTCGGTGCTGGCTTGAGACAAGCCCGCTTGGTGTTCAACTA